GAAATGTATCTTGTTGCCGGCGGTATCCTGGATGGCTTGCACACCGAAGCTGACGCCGAGGATGCGGCTGGCAGCGCCAGTCCACAGTGGTTGCCACGTGATCGTCCCGACGCCCTGGGCGACACTCGCGGCACCAGTTGCTGGCGCGACGGGCCACCATCGGCCGGGCAGCATCGGCGACAGCGCCAACGGCGAGCCGTCGACGCCGGGGATCCCTTGCGGACCTGCCACGCCTTGCGGACCTGCCACGCCTTGCGGCCCTTGCGCACCGGCGGGCCCCGTCGGACCTGTCGGGCCGGGCACTGTGGAGTCCGCGCCGGGCGGCCCCGCCGGGCCGAGAGCCCCATCCGCACCGTCGACGCCGGGCGGCCCCGGCGGGCCGGCCGGGCCGACACCGCCGGGCAGTGACACCAGCTTCGTCGTCTCGTCCACCATGGACACGATCGCCGCATCGTCGTTCACAACGATCATCGCGCGTCACCTTTCGAAATCGTGAACGTGCCTTCGAGGCAGCGCTGCCAGTCGTCGGCTGCCGTCTGCACGTACAGATCCCACGAGTACGCGCCGATGCTGTCGGAGAGCAGCACCGTCGCGTCAGCGTCGAGCTGCAGCGTGACCGTCGCACCGTCCGGGCTGATCGTGGCCGGGATCTCGATCGTGTCCATGGTGGGCGGATCATCCACGCCTACGCCGGGCACCGCGACGGCGAAGCCGGCGGCCGCGTCGAGCGCGACCACCGGCTCGGCTGGCGCGATCAGCGAGCCGACCGGGATCTGCGTGGACGGCTCGCCGTACAGCCCGTCGCCGAGCTGCAGCGCCACCCAGCCGTTGCCCATGTCCCGGACACTGTGGACAGGCACCGGCACGCCATCGAGATACCAGCGCCCCGGCAACGCAGTCTCCACAGCCACCGGCGTGCCGGGCTTGACGAGCTGCACGTCGACCGTCCACTGCGCGCCGGTGAACACTTCGACATCGAGCCTGCCAGTCCTCACGGCGCGCCCCGCCGCAGCTCCGCGAGCATTGCCCGCACATCATCCAGCAGCGGCGTCGGCGCTCGCTCCACATCGGACTCGCGGACACCGAGAACCTTCGCGCCACGGTACGCCGGATCGGGTGTGATGCCGACGCGATGCACATGAACGTTGTCGCGGACCACGACACCGTCAGCGTCGGTCTGTTCACGGCCGCGCGGCTCGAATTCGAGCGACAACCCGCCATGGCTGTGTTCGATCATCTCGCGGGTTTTGACTGCGTCCGGCTCGTACAGCCGGAACGTGGCGTACGCGCCGTCCTCGCGGTCCTCAATGGAGCGGCCGTAACCCAGGTTGTTCGTGAAGCCGTCGTCGTGTTCGTGCGCGAGCCGCACGCGGGACCACGCGCCCGGCGACGACTGTTTCGCGAACGCGCCGGGCACGAAACGCTCCCGCTTCATCTCGCCGGTCCACATGTCGTAGAAGTCGATCGTCTCTCCATAGGGGACGATCCGGCCGATGACGGTGCGGCCATCACCTTCCACTGTGAACGCGTCGTCGAACGCGCGCACGTATCGAACGCCCATCGCCTAGATCCCTTCGTTTCGGTAGCCGCCGATAAGCGTCGGGTCCGTCACCGGCTCGGGCGGCAGGTGCTCCATGAGCCGCGCCTCCGGTGGGGTGATCACGCCTGCCCCGATCAGCGTCTGGTAGATCGTGGCGCGGTCCCCAATGGACGGCCCGGTGACCTGCTCCGACTCGAACCGCATCGTCACCCCGCGCGGCAAAGCCCACCCGGAGAACGCGCACGAAATGTTGTACGCGATCGGCCGCAGCGTGGCCCGCCAAAAGTATTCGAAGTTACCTTCCACAGTGGAATACGTGAGCCCGTCGTTGACGGGCAGGCCGACAAGCCACAGCGGCACACCGAACGTGGATGCGATGCGGGCCTCGTCGAATTCGCGGAGCGCGATCAGGCCGACGTCTTCGGGTTTGAAGTTCAGCGGCGAATACGTCAACCCTCCAGAGAGGACTGCGGGCAGGATCCCGCGCGACATTGTCGCTTCGGCCCATGACGCTTTCACGGCGGCGGCCTGATCCTTCGTCAGCTTCGTCTCCGACTGCAGCACCGCCGTGGGGATGCCGTTGTCGGTGGCGAGCTGCGTGCCCCACGATTGCATCGCGTCGGCGCTGATCACGTTGCGCCAGCACGATTCGAGCGGGCCGACGCCGCGCACGTTGCCGGGCCACGTCTGATATCTAATGTGGAGGATGTCGCCCCGTGCGATGGGGATCCCACCCAACGAGTAGCGGGGCAGGCCGTCCGCGCCGGCTTCGATGTCGACATAGTCGGGGTTGATGACAACCCACCTAGCCACGTCGCCGGTGACCGGATCGCGGGCTGTGGGTGCGACGAGGGCTTCGCCACGGTGCAGCAGCGAGTTAACGAGCGCCTGTATCGCCTCCACAATGGACGTGTAGATTTCCGGCTCCGGGTTGTCGGCCCAGTCGGGTGGCGGGATAGGCTGCCCGTTCTGCATCGCCTTGATCCCCATCGTGGCGAGCGTGCGCGAGATCAGGTCGGTGCATGCGAACACTGTGGACACGCGCCCGATCAGGCCGGTGCCACCGTTGAACGGGCCGCCCGACCAACCTATCGACGTGCCGCCCGGGTAGCCGTAGCCGCCGGTGAACCCGCCGCCGGTGTCGTAGTACGGCGGTGTCCACTGTGACGGGTAGCCCGGCCATCGGGCCGCCGTCGGAAAGCCCGCGTCGCCGGGCTGTGCGGTGCCGTCGCCGCCGTCAACGAAATCGCCCGGCCGTCCAATCTCGACATTCGTCGGGCCACGGCTGCCGCCAACAAACCAGCGCGGGCCGCCGCCCCACCAGCTGCCGCCGCCGGGGCCGACACGACGCCGGCCGCCGGGCTCCAGCGCCGCGCCGGGCGGCAGCCGGTTGGGCGGCACCGTCGAGCCGGCGTTGGCGCGCCTGAACAGTCCCATCGGTGCCTCCCTAGTAGACGGCTACCCCGCCGCCGTCGTTGTGCTCCAAAGCCCACAGCGCGGCCGTCGCTGCGATCAGATGCGTCGGCGGCGTGGCAACCTTGCGATCCCAAACCCATCCGGCCGGCAGCGCCGCCGCCGTCGCGTGGATCGCGTCGGCGAGCAGCAGCGGCGAACGTCCGAAGTGGATCCCGCCGTCTGTGACGCGCTGCGCCAGCGCCGCGCACGCGGACGGGTACGCGCCGAACTTCAGCGGCAACTGCGCCACGTCGTGCAGCCGCTCCGCCTGATCCATGAGATCGACGAGCCCGCCACGCGCATCGAACGCCACACCGTCCACTGTGTACCGGGCGGCGAGATCCCCGAGCCGCTCGGGAAGCCAACCTGCACCGGGCCGCGCGTCGACAAGTACGAGCACCGGCCGGCCGTCGTCACCGTGGAAGGCGGCGGCGATCGCGGCGCTGGTGCGATCCCATGCCGCGTCGCATCCCCACCCGATGGGGCGGCCGTCCGTGGGCGGGGCCGGCACATCCACGGTGAGCGCGTTGACGGTGTCTTCGTCGAGCACGGTGTCCGCTGTGGACTCACTCCACACGCCGAGCCGTTCGCGTGCGAACGTGCGACGAGACAGCGAGTCCAGCTCGCGCAGCACCGCGTCCGGCATGAGCCGGCGGCCGTAGGCAGGATTCGTGGCTGCGTGTACGCGCGGGTCCCGGTAGTCGTCCGTTTCGTCGGCGCACCATTCCCAATACGCGAGGCGCGGCGACGCTCCACTGTGGCCGCGACGACGCAGCGACATCAACACTTCGGACTCGTATGTGCCGGCCGACGACAGGTACCACACCTGCGGGTTGGGGCGCGCGGCCACGGACGGCAGCAGCGCGGCCATCACGTCGGCCGACACGGCGAACGCCTCATCCATGATCAGACAGTCGGGGCTGAAGCCGCGCCCGGACGTGCGCGTGCGGGCGATCATTTTGAAACGGGCTCCATTGTGGAATTCGATCTGCTCGCCGCCGGCCGTGACGCGGACCCGCTTGACGTGCTTGGCGATCGCATCGGTTTCGCAGACGTCGCGCATGAGCCGCCAGGTTTCCTGCGCGGTGCGGTACTCGTGCGCCGAATAGAGGATCAGTTTCTCGCCGTACAGCAGCGCCCCGGCGAGCGCCCGCGCCGGCACCAGATACGACTTGCCGTTCTGGCGCGGCACCATGGCCACGACTTCGAACGCGGCCCACGTGTCCGATGTGGAACGTGACGATTCGGTGATGATCTCGTCCTGCCACGGATCCAGCGGCAGGCCGGCGAGCCGGGCCAGCTCGGCGGCGTCGCCGTCGGCCCGGCCGCGCGGCAACATGCGGCGGGTGGCCCGCTGCGCGCCGATCAGGCTAGCGGCGGGCACGGCGCTGCACCCTTCGCGCGAGCAGCTCGTCGACTGGCTCCACAGTGGCCGGCACCACCGACGTGACCGCGTGCCGGCGGGCCGCCGCGTCGATCGCCTCAAGCTGCGCCACCGTAGCGAGGAAGGCGCGCACCAGCGGCAGCCGGTCCCGGTGCGACTCGGCGGCGTCGATCTCTGCGGCGAGCTGGCCGGCGAGCTGCTCGATCGCGTCCCGGTGGCCGCGTTCGAGCGCGGCGCGGACGCTCACCAGCGCTCCGCGTGGTATTCGGCCGGTGCCGGGCTGTCGCCGCGCGCCGAGTTGCACGAGCGGTGCGCGGGCCGTCCATTGTCGACATCCCACCGGCGCGCCGGATCGTGGCTGGTGGGCACGATGTGGTCAACGGTGTCGGCACCGGGCCGCCCGCACAGGTGGCAGGTGGAGCCGAACGCCGCGAACACGGCGGCGTTGTAGCGTTTGACGTTTGGCCCGTTGACGGGGCGGCCGTCCGGGCGCGCTGTCCG